GCTCCACAGGGCAACACGACCGCAACCACCAGCGCACCAATCTGGGAGGGCACTGTCTTGTTCGACACCTTGCCTCCTCTCTCTTTGGTCTCTGGCGAGATTATGCAGTTCTCGACTGAGTTGACCGTTGTGAACTCGGTACACACTCCGAGCGCAACTCCGCCTGTCTACTTTGGACTCACCAAGAAGACCAGCTAAAAATGGCACTCGCCGGTTCTACCGGTGGCAAGGTTGTCATCGACGGTCTTGGCTTGCTACAGAAGCAGGTCAAGGCCGTCGGCGGTGACACAAAAGACTTCGCCAAAGCAAACTACGCAGCGGCACAAACTTTGCGTCAAGCAGCGTTGCCATTGGTGCCAACGTATCGCGGTAACAAAGGCGAAAACGGCACTCTGTATCAGTACAAGTCGCCTGGCGAACTGAAAAGAAGTTTGCGAGCCTCGAGATCATCTCGATACGCCGAAGTCAAGATGGGCAATGCTCGAGTTTTGTATGCCAACCCGATTCACTGGGGCTGGCTTGAAGACAAAGAGTGGTTCATCAAAAAGAACATTCGCCCTAACCTGTTCTTGTATCGTGCACTTAATCAAAAAATGGACACAATCATGGCAGACTATAGGCTAGCGATGGATGAAATCATCAAAAAGAACGGACTAGCTAAGTGAACATTGACTTCAACACAATGACCCTGGCCGAGATTGAGCAGATTGAACTCATGACTGGCCGAAACATTGACTCGATCATGGATAACGACGCACCACGTGGTCGTGCCTTGAAAGCTATCATTTACGTTTTCAAAAAACGAACCGACCCTGACTTTACCCCCGACCAAGCTGGGGCAATGTCCCTAGGCGAAGCAACAGCGTTGTTCGCTGGTGATGACGACCCAAAAGAAAACTAAGAGAGGAGCAAGCCGAACGAATGGCTGCGTTTTGCCTGGCAACTCGAATGAGTCCAAGCGAATACCGGGCATTGACTAAAGAAGAGTACCTGGCATACGCCAAGTCTTTGAATGGTTCGGCTGACTGATTATGGCTGGCGAACTAAGCATCAAGTTTCTAGTCGATTCGGCTACTCTCAAAAAAGGGCTAAACAACTCTAAGAAGCAACTAAGTGGCTTTGAAAAAGCGACTAAGAAAATCACTGGCGGTATTGGCAAAGCCCTTGGCGGTTTTGGTATTGCTCTGGGTGCAAGTGCGCTGATTAGCGGACTAAAAGAAGCCACTAAAGCAGCAGCTGAGGATCTAAAGCAACAGAAGCTCTTGGCAGGGCAGTTGCAAAGAACTACTGGTGCTACAAAAGCCCAGGTCAAGGGTGCAGAGAGTTTTATTGACACGCTCTCGAAGCAGACTGGTGTCCTCGATGACGACTTGCGCCCTGCACTTGCTAACGCTGTTAGAGGCTCTGGAAGCCTTGCAAAGGGTCAAGAGTTACTAAGAATCGCTTTGGATGGTTCTGTGGCTTCAGGCAAGCCCCTAGACACCGTTCTGAACGCCCTAATCAAAGCCAACAACGGAAACAAGACAAGTCTTTACCGTTTAGCCCCTGAACTCAAAAAGACCAGCGGTAACATCGACGACTATGCCAAGTCGGTCAAGGGCGCAGCTGAAGCAGGCGCAGACCCGTTCGCGAAGTTCAATGTGGCCGTCGAGAACTTGCAAGAATCTTTTGGCGCAAAACTATTGCCATACGTCGAGAAGTTCGTTGGCTACTTGACTAAGACTGCAATCCCAGCAGTCGAAGACTTCATCGACCAAGCCAGCGACCCTAGCACCGATGTTGGTAAAACATTCCGAGAGATTGGCGACGCGGTCAAAGCCGTTTTCAACCAGGTAAAAGACTTCTTTGCGCTCTTCGGGAACGGCGATGCTGCTAAGGGTTTCGCTAATGTTGCTACCTCGCTAGTCAAGGCTTTACCAGCCCTCTTGGCACTTAAGGGTATTTTGACTTTGGCAGCTGCAGGTAAGTCGTTGACTGCGCTTGTTGCAGCGATTGCCGCGCTTCGAGGTGCAGACGGTGCCGGTGTAGTTGGAGGTAAGGGCGGTAAAGGCACGACTCCGCTGCTTGGTGTGAACCCTGCAACGCTAGTCGCAGCTGGAGTCTTGACTCTCGGTGGCGACACGCAAAAAGACAAGCCACTCACTCCAGTCATTCCAAAGGTTTCAAACAGCGTGACTTTCGGCCAGTTGCCTGTTGTTGGCAAAGGCAGCGGTCTATCACTAAACGACTTGAACAAAATCCGCGCAAGCAGTTACACAATCAACATCAACGGCGCAAAAATGACTCCTAACGAGATTGTTGCAGCGATCAAGAAGTATGAGCGCGAAACAGGCAATAAATAATGGCAAACGACGTTTTTGACATCAGCACCGACGTTCAGGTGCTTGTCTACACTTACGACCCGAACGTTATGGTCTGGTCGGTTTCGCGTTGGGATCAAGACAACTGGGCAACTGGCTCGGAAACAATGTCTTGGCAACAGGTCACCGGTGACGTTGTAAGCATCGACACTAACAACGGCTTTGATGTACTGACTGGCTATGCTCGACCACAGACCCCGACTGCCAAAATCGTCATGCAGGGAGCCGATTACGACCCTGCCATGAACTCGCTAATGCGCCCAGGCACTCCGATTGCTGTTCGAGTTCGACCTAACCCTGACACCGCTCCAGGTGTTTGGAAAACCCTTTGGCAGGGCAGAATCGCTAACTGCGCCGTTGACTACTCCATCGACTGGCTAAACACAATCACTTTCGACTGTGACCATGCGCTTCGAGACGTGCTCAACTATGTTTCGGTGACCGGTATTTCAGTGCCTAACCCTTGCTACTCGACCGACTTTTGGACTGTAATGAACGCTGCAACAGGCGTGAACATTCTGCAGTCTGGCGCACCTGGTCTTGTCGGTTACGAGATCCAAGGGTTTACCACGTCAGGAAATGTCGATTACGGCACGCTTGTAAACAACCTGAGCGACACTAACCTTGGTGCTTTGGTCTACCAGCCCAACTTGAGCGACACAGACCTTTACTACTACACCTGGTACGAGCTACAGAATCGCACGCTCTCCCCTGATGTTGTTTTCGAGGCCGAAGTCTCAGCTACAGCAAATAGGGCGGACTTCAGCGACATCGAGGTCGGCTTTGACACGCTGCAATACGTCAACACTTTGAACTACACAACCGCTGGCGGTGTCGACGACTACTCACAGAATGACGACTCGATTGCTATCGTTGGCGACTTGCGAGGCTCGGTTTACACACGCCACTACTACGCAGCAGACGCAGACGCAGCTGCAACCATCGTAACGTCGACAATCCCGACCCAGTTGGTGCGTCGAATCACTGCACCGATGATCTACAGAGCCGGGCAACTTAACGAGTATCTATTGCGCGACCCGCTCGACATCGCTCAAGTGACGGTGGCTAACACTAAAGTAGAGTTCAACGATGTGTTTTTTATCCGAGGAGTCAACCACTTCATCACCGTTGATTCTTGGGATGTAACATTCGACCTTTGGAAAGGACGCTAAATGGCGTACAAAGTTTTTACCGCTGGCACACTAGCCACGGCTAGCGATGTCAACACCTACTTGATGAACCAGACTGTTGCCACTTTTGCGACTACAACCGCTCGAGACGCTGCGATCATTAGCCCGGTCGAGGGTCAACTTGCATACATCAACTTGAACGACATCATTACTTATTACGATGGCTCGGCTTGGCGCAACCTAGTTTTTAGTTCGGCTTGGGTGGCATACACACCGACACTAACCAACGTCACGCTCGGCTCTGGTGGCACTTCAGCGTTCTATTACCAAATCATCGGCAAGCAAGTCAACGTGCGTGGCCGTATCCTTTTGGGCACTGGTGGCTCGCTTGGTGGCATTCCAACATTCAGCCTGCCAGTCAACGCAGTCATAACGGGACAGTTTTGGGGAGCTGGCGTGAGCTTGCTTGACTTTGGTGTCCAAAACTACACCGGTGCAGTCACCTTGACGACCACCGTTGCTCAAGTCAACTGCGTGAGCGCGTCAGGTGCTTATGCAGGGTTCTTGAGCGTAAACGCAACACGACCGTTCACTTGGGGAGCACAAGACCAAATGGACTTTTCATTCAGTTATGAGGCAGCATAATGAGCAAGTTTGTTTGCAACGCAGAAGAGTGCCCAAACATGGGCGTTATTTACGACTTCGGGGATGACTCGCCTGAGTCTGCCGAGTGTGGCGGATGCCACGAAACACTGAAACCAGAGGAGCAATAAATGTCTAACGTCGACATGCAGCCATGGCCATCACCAGCCGAACCAAAGCCAGCCAAAGCACCAAAGGCTGAACCAGCCCCAGAAGCAGAGTAATGTCTGCCGAACTGCCAAAGCCAACCACTCCAACTCTCTTGGCTCACATCGACAACCGCTTAGCGGTCATTGAAGCGCGCCTAGAGATTATTGCCGATCATGAGTCGCGCATTCGTGAGCTTGAAAAGGCACGCTGGCAGTCTGCGTGGATCACTAGCATTTCAACAGCGGTCGCGGTCGCTGTAATCGTTTCACTTATCTCGAGGACAATCTGATGGCACAATACATCGAACCATTCCCAGCATCGACGCGTGGCGACGAGTTCGGCAACCTGGCACCATACCGTCAAGGCAGACCCCACCGCGGTCAAGACTGGTCACCAAAAGCCGGCACAGTCATTCCAGCAATCACCAATGGCGCAATCAAAGTCAACGAGTGGTCTGACGGTCTCGGCTGGTATGTCATTCAGTCAACCTCTGACGACCTGTTTGTTCTGTACGCTCACCTCGAGGCGCAACCTAACTTGAGCATCGGGCACTATGTCCACGCAGGCGACCCAGTCGGCAAAGTTGGCAACACTGGCAAGTTCTCGACCGGTGCGCACTTGCACTTGAGTATCGCGAAGTCAAAGAATGTGCACCTCTGCACCTATGACAAGCTTGTCGACCCACTCAAGCACATTGCAGCCAACCCAGCCCCTAAGAAGCCAGTCGCCAAGCCTGCTGAAAAGCCAGCCACCAAAGCCCCAGCAAAGAAGAAGAAGTGATGATCAAGAAACTACTCAAGCGCGCATACCGCGTCGGCGCATTCGCACTCGGTGTCGGCATCCTGGCACTCGGTGCAGGCTCGGTTCTAAACATGAACGCACTCGAATCTGCAACTTTTGGTGCGATTATGGCTGTGCTAGGTCTGATTGGTGCTATAGCATTTACTTACGCTGCAAAGGGTCAAGTGCCCGACGCAGACTTTGACTCGCACATCAACTCGGCCATCGAGAACGTGAAGTCAAAACAAGACAAGTAAACACGCAAGAATCGGAGAACCAAAATGGCATTTGCCAAAGATTACGTCGACGTTGCCACACGCATTCGCGACTTCAAGAATGAATACCCGACCGGCTCACTTCAGCAAGTCCGCGTCGAGTTCCACACGATTGGCTCGCAGACTTTTGTTCTGTATGTTGCAGCCTGCTACCGAACCCCCGACGATGAGAGACCCGGCATCGGTTCAGCATGGGAACCAGTGCCTGGCAAAACCCCGTACACGAAAGACTCTGAACTGATGGTCGCTGAGACCTCGGCTTGGGGAAGAGCGATTGTTGCAGCTACAGGCGCAGAAAC